AACCTGATCATATTAATATTCCATAATTCCGATAAATAATAATATCGAGCTTTATAATGTACATTCTACATAAAGCAAGGTGGCAGTAATGCTCCAAAATTACACGGTCTCCTAGGGATCTAAAAATTAACAGTAGGTGTACTAATTCCCCAAAAACGAATAAATACACTTGCAAAATACTTTAATATTAAAGAAGGAGTTGTGGAACTATGCCTGTAACTAGAATTAAAACGAATCAGATCACAGACTCAGCGGTAACAACGGCTAAGATTGCGGATAACGCGGTCACGGCTGGTAAACTTGCTAACTCTATGGTTTATGGTTCAAACTTAACAATATCTGGTAACTTGACAGTTAATGGTACGACTACTACAGTTGATTCAACGAATACATCTGTAGCTGATCCTTTAATGGTATTATCCTCTGGTGCTTCGGGTTCAGGAGCGGTTGACGCCGGTCTTGTAACTGAACGTGGTGACGATACAAACGTGTTTATTGGTTGGGACGAAAGTGCTGATCAATTCGTTGTAGCGACAACATCTGAAGCAGGTACAACAGCAGGAAATATAACATTATCGGCTTATGCGGCTTTTCAAGCTGGTTCATTAATTGTTGACAATACTACTCTTGACTCGAATGGAATTACTACGAGTTCAGGAGATTTTACTATTAACCCGGCGGGGAATTTGGCACTTGGCAGTAATAGAATTACTGGCGTGTCTGATCCATCGGCGGCACAAGACGCGGCTACTAAAGCCTACGTTGATTCACAATTAGGATCAGCTACACGTCTTTTAGAAGGAAACACATCTGTTACTGTTGATGACAGTGGAACTGGATCAGTTGCTATTGAAATTGATTCAACTACTGTACTATCAGCTAGTGCTTCAAACGTTACAATGGCATCTGCTAGTGTAACTGATTTGACTAATAACAGAGTCGTTATTGCTGGTACTTCAGGTGCTATCGAAGACGACGGAAACTTTACTTTCGATGGAACGACTTTAACAGTAGGATCGGCAACTATTGCTCAAGCTACTGGTAACACTTCAGTTGGTACTCTTGATGCTTCAGGACAAGCTAACTTTAACGCTACTACAGGCGCGACTAGTACTACTAGTGGTGCTGTTGTTGTAGATGGTGGTATGGGTGTTGCTGAAAACGTTCACATTGGAGGAACAACTACATCAACTGGACAGTTATCAGTTAACGGTAACTTTACAGCAAGTGCGGCAGGTGTCGTAACTGTTGGAAGTACTTTAGACGTAACTGGTGTAACGAACTTAAACAATACTACAAGTTCTACATCAAATACTACTGGTGCTTTAATTGTTGACGGTGGTATGGGTCTAGCAGAAAACCTACATATGGGTGGTGCTTTAGACGTAGATACTACTGTTACGGTTGCTGGAACTACTACACTAAACGGTGCTGTAGTATTAGGTGACGCCGCAGGCGATGCCATTACTGTAAACGGTACTATTGGTTCAGACATCTTAATGTCTCAATCAGGTGGTTCTAAACCTCAGTTGAAAATGCTTAACACAAACGCTGACCAATATGGTGCTGAATTACTTTTCCAAAAGGAATCAGGATCAGCGGCGGACAACGATGATTTAGGTGCTATTACTTTTAAAGGTAAAGACGATGGCGGAAACGTTCATGGCTTTGCTCAAATTAAAGGTAGATCCGTAGCTATTGCTAACGGTTCAGAAGATGGCGCTATTGTTTTCCAAGCAAGTGGTGGCGGTACTGATGTTGAAGTTCTTACAGCGGGTTACACAGCCGCTGGAGCGATCCAATTAAGAGCTCATACATCTTATACACCTAGTGATAACTTAGACCTTGCTACTAAGGCCTATGCGGATAACGCGGTTTCGGCGGCAGGAGATACTATCTCTAAACTAAACACAAGTGTTGTAACTTCAGATACTGGTTCAGATGGAAAGATTACTTTCACAACTGACGGTACAGAAGTTGGTAGTTTTGATGGCGCTGTATTTACAGCGGCTGATTTATCAATCACTGGTAGCACGGTTGCTTCTAGTGGTTCTGATGTTACGGTTGGCGACAACCTAATTGTTACTGGTAACTTAACAGTTAACGGTACAACATCAACTACAAACTCAACAACTGTAACAGTTGACGATCCGATCTTTACACTAGGCGGCGATTCTGCTCCTGGTAGTGATGACGGTAAAGACAGAGGTATTGAATTTAGATATTATGACGGAAGTGCTAAACTTGGCTTCTTTGGTTATGATAACTCAGCAGATGCTTTTGTTTACTTAACAAGTGTAACTAACACATCAGAAGTAATGGCTGGAACAGCAGGTAATATTATTGTTGGCTCTGTAACTTCAGGTGCTTTAACTGATGGTCGTGTTGTAACAGCAGGAACTAACGGTGTCTTAGAAGATGACGCTGGATTTACTTTTGATGGAACTAACGTAACTACTACTGGACAGTACATTGGTGCTGGTTTAGATATTAGTGGCGCTGGTGACGTTGCTGGAAACTTTACTGTTGCTACTAACAAATTTGTTGTAACAGCGGCAAGTGGAAACACTCAAGTAGGTGGTACTTTAACATCAACTGGTGTTGTAACAGCAGACGCTACTACATCTTCAACTTCGAACTCTTCAGGTTCATTGGTTGTTAACGGTGGTTTAGGTCTAGCTGAAAACTTACACATGGGTGGCAACTTAGATACTGACGGTTCTGGTACATTTGGTGGAACATTAACTGCTTCGGCGGCCTTTGCGGCTAATGGTTCAGTTACTGTTGCTGGTTCACAAACTGTGGACATGGGTGCTAACAGAGTAAGAAATATTGCTACTCCGTCGGCGGCTACAGATGCTACTACTAAAGCCTACGTTGATGGGTTAATATCAAGTGGTACTACTAGATTAAGTGAAGGTAATACAACTGCTACTGTGGCTGATTCAGGCACAGGAAGTTTTGCTGTAGAAGTTGATTCAACTTCAGTTTTAACAGCGGCTTCAACAGGTGTTACTATGAACTCTGCTGTAGTATCTGACTTAACAGACAATAGAATTGTTATTGCTGGTTCGGCAGGTGCTTTGGAAGACGCGGCTACATTTAGATTCAATGGAACAACTTTTGACATTGGTTCTTCAGGTAGTGAAACTTTCCAAGTAACAGTAGCTTCAGGTAATACTGTAGTAGGTGGTACACTTAACACAACTGGTAAAATTACAGCGGCTAACGACTTAGAAGTAGACGGTGCTACAACATTAGCAACAGCTAAAGTTGAAGACTTAACTTCAGGTAGAGTAGTTTATGCTGGTACTGGTGGTGAAATCCAAGATAGTGCTAACTTAACATTTGACGGTACAACTGTAACAACTACAGCTCTAACTGTTGACAATATCACAGTAGATGGAAATACAATTTCATCTGGATCTGGCAAACTTATAATTGAAGGTGTTGCTGGACAAGAGATTGTTGTTAACGAAGCAAGTGCTGATGTTGATGTAAGAGTTGAGTCTGATAACGATGCTAACGCTTTATTTGTAGAAGGTTCTACAGGTAATGTTGGTATGGGAACAGGCACTCCAACTACAGATGCTACGTTACACATTTCTGCTACTGACTCTATGATTATACCAGTAGGTACAACGGCACAAAGACCGGGATCACCTGCAGTAGGTATGTATAGATTTAACACTACAATCGGTGCTCAAGAGATTTACACTGGTTCTGAATGGAACGCTGGTGCTGACTTTACAGTTATGACAGCAGACGCATTCAATGGTGATGGATCTGATACTACATTTACATTGAGTTCAGCAGGAACAACGTCAACTACACTTGTATCACTAAACGGTGTTGTACAGATTCCAACTACAGCTTACGCGGTAAGTGGAACTACATTAACATTTACAGAAGCTCCTGCTAGTGGTGATGTAATTGATGCTAGAGTATTAACTACTACATCAACTATCACAGCGATGCAAGATGCTGATGCTGATACACACATAAACGTTGAAACAACTACTGATGCTGATGAAATTCAGTTTACAGCGGCTGGAACGGCGATTGCTAAAGTTACAAGTGCTGGCTTTATACCAAACGTTAACTCCAACGGTTCAACAGGTTTTGATTTGGGTGCCTCAAACGCTCAATGGAGAGACTTGTATGTTTCCGAAGGATCATTATACGTTAACGGTAAAGAAGTTATCCAAGATGACTCTGGTACTATTACAATGGGTACTGATGCTAACCAAAACTTAAAAGTAGCGGGTGGTTCAGGCTCAGGTATATTACAACTAGACGGTGGATCAGGTATCCAATTACTAAGAGCAACTACAATGGGCTCTGGTGTTGGTATCAATGCTCACGCTGATGATTCAGCAACTGGTGTATTATTACCAGATGGTGCTAAAGCGGCGAACGTAACTATTGTTGGCAATAGTGTTAAAAACGATGTTACTAATGAAAATTTAGTACTTCAATCAAACGGTTCTGGTATTATTCAATTGAATGATGCTACAACTTGTACTGGAAACATGATTGTTTCAGGTAACTTAACTGTAAACGGTTCTACTACAACTGTTAGTTCAACTAACACAACTGTTGAAGATCCATTACAAATTTGGGCTACTGGACAATCTGGTTCTCCTGCTTATGATTCAGGTTGGATCGTAGAGCGTGGATCAAGTGCTAACGTGGGTATGATTTGGGACGAAAGTGCTGATCAATTCGCGGCAATTAACACTTCAGAAGACGGTACAACAGCTGGTAACGTAACTGTTTCTTCATATGCTAATATGAGAGTAGACACGTTAACTGGTACAGCTACACAGGCTCAATATGCTGACTTGGCTGAGTGTTACGCGGCAGACGCCGAGTATGCTCCAGGTACAGTAGTACACTTTGGTGGATCTCATGAAGTTTCACTATGTGATATGGATGCTTGTAAAACTGTTGCTGGTATTGTTACATCTAACCCAGCTTACTTAATGAACGCTGAAATGGATGCTGAGCATAAATGTTCAGTAGCATTAGTTGGTAGAGTTCCTTGTAAAGTTTCAGGGAAAGTATCAAAAGGTGACATGATGGTAAGTGCTGGAAACGGTGCGGCAAGAGCTGAAGAAGATCCGAAAATGGGCCAAGTAATTGGTAAAGCATTAGAAGACTTCGACGGTGAAGAAGGCATGATTGAAATCGTTGTTGGCAGAATGTAAGCTAAACAATTTTTAATTGGAAAAGGGCGGCTTTATGTCGCCCTTTTTTTATGGTTATTCTAAACCAATAAATAGTATTATCAACACAAGGATCGATAATTAATATTATGCTCGGAAACACTTCAGAAAATTACGAAGGGCAGTTTTTCATAACATCAGTAAAATACGAAGGTGGAAAGCGCCAAGAAACACGTGAATGGATACCTAGAACAGTCTTTAATGACACTCATATGGGTTATGCTGTGTGTATTGGCAATGGCGAAAGTAGAGCCAAATTCAATATAAACTTACTAAAAAACCATAGAGGCGGACTGTTAGGTTCAATGGCTTGTCAAACTTATGGTTGTAATGCTTTATATAGAAACTTTAGACCCGACTTTTTAATTGGATTAGGTAAAGAAATGTGTGGAGAACTTGCTGACAGTAAAGAATATTATGATAAACCATATGCTGTTGATGGTATTGTATACTCGTCAGCTGAACGTTGTTTAGAACACCCAGGTAAATTTCATTTAATACCTCACAATGTAAGAATGAATGCTGGTGCTCTTGCTGTTTATTTGGCCGCATTTGATAATCATAAAAACATATATATGATTGGATACGAAGGTCAACATGGTGGACCAGGATATAATGCTAATATCTATGCTGGAACGCCTGGCTATGCTCCAAAAGATCATACAAGTACTAGTGAAAAGTGGGAAAGAAATATGTGCCAAATTTTTAGTGCTTATCCAGAAATATCATTTACTATAGTTGATAATAATGTAAATGGTTACCCTGGCGACTATAATTGGTATAAGAATGTTAGAAAAATAACGTACCCTCAATTTACTAGTGAATTAGATATTGGGTCGTTTAATCATCGCTCCACTGACTAATTAACGTTTTAATTTTTTCATTAATAGAATCTATATTTAAAGTTTGATATAAACCTGGATGTAAAGGTTTTGGAAAATGATCAACATCTACCCAAGCATATCCAACGTGTTCGTGATTTAATTCAGGTATAAATTCATCTTCTACTATATTAACGAAAGTTTCATATATAAAGTTATTTTTTGTGTGTGTGAATTTTTCGATAGGTATACTTTTAATAATATCAGGCAAAGAACCTAGTTCTTCTTCTATTTCTCTACACATAGCTTGGTAAACAGTTTCTTTAAACTCTACTTTACCACCAACTAAGGCCCAATTAAATTTATATGTTTTAGTATTTCGAAGTACAAAAAGAAAACGTTTTGTTTTCCTTGACCAAAAGAAACAGCCTACACCTACTAAAGGACTAGACGCCATCTTCCTGGGTCGTACTCCCCTTCGTAACTTTTTATCCATTTTGATCCGTCCCATTTATATTGAATTCCGGTTTTACTATTAGTTAGGTAGTGTGTTTCTGTTTTCATAGTTGAAGAGTCAAATACTACAGTCCATTTAGTACCGTCATACTGTACTATATCGTTCGCTGAGGCTATCAAATCTTCGTTATTAGTGCCCTTCCAAGCATCGGCACCATCAGTATTACCCGCAGAACCTATGTCTTTGATAAGCAAGTATCTTTGTCCTGTTGCTGGTGCTATTAAACCTGTGTTCGGTCCATTCTTTTGAGGATTAACAATAGCATCTAAGGCTCCTAATGAGTTAGTAGGAATAGTATCAGCGTCTACAGTAAACAATAGTATATCATCTTCTGTAGGATGATGTGCTACAGTACCAACTATTTCATGGCCTTCAATGTCTGTAGAAAAACGTAATTGGCTAGTACCGTTAGCAAGAGTGGCCTTCGCGGCATTTATTAATTGCCCAAAGTCATTAACAACGGTCTTCCAAGTAGGTGTTCCGTGTTCTTTACGTTTACTAACAACTTCAGTAAGTGCTACACTACCACCAGTTTCTACTGTGGCATCAGCCGCATCAATTAATTGTGCTTGACCATTTAATAATATTACTCCGTATTGATCCGGAGTCATATGAATTCTATCTCCGTAAAGTAAACCCATATCAAGATCTTTAACTGTACCTGAATTACTATGTATTCCTGATCGTATAGACCTTACAACACCTAATTTTTTAACTTTAGCAGGTAAACTTAACCATATAGGCATACTAAAATTAAGTGTAGCAATATCTATTTGGTCTTCTGTACCTGATGGTATACTTCTACTTGTAAATGATTGTCCAGTAAGCTCAACGTAACTTAAACTAGTCCAATCAATATAATTATCTGTGCTTTGTATCTCCATATCTGGATTAAACAAAGTTAAAATCTGTTCTAATAATTGTAATTTTGTTTCTGTGTTAGAAGTCCATATATCAACATTCATATTTAATCTGTAAGGTGTAGGCATTTGACGTTCTACTGTATAAGCCTGTCCTTGCTGTTGAGTATATTCTCCTGTGTTCTCATCTATTCCTCTAGTACGAACTTGTAACTTATCTATATGACTAGGTTGTTGCATTCTATCCCTATCGTATTGTAAGTCTTGAATATAACAAGTCATAAGAGGAACTGTAGGTATTCCGTTTTCACTATTATGTTTCATAATAGCAGATGCTTGTCTACTAGCATCACCATAACGTACAGGTACTTGATAAAGTGTTACGTTTCCGTCCCTATCTTTACCATATTCGACTTGATAATGAGAAAACATTCTAACAAATTGTAAAATAAATCTGCGAATTTGCTCATCATAGAAAAAAGTTTTCATTATTGATTTCCTTGTACTACATTAATAAGGTCTTGTACTGTTTTTACGTTATCGCTATCAGCGTCTGGAATTTTTATACCTAAACTTTGTTCAACTTTTATTATTAGTTCAATAGTATCAAACTCATCAGCACCTAAATCGTCAACAAGATGTGATTCAGGTTTAACATTGTCTACGTCTAAGTATTCAGAAACTATTTTGATTACATCTTCCATATTAATCTTCCTCTGGTTCAAGTGCTTTGCTCAATCCAGTTTTTCCGGATTGTGATTTACCTTTGTTGTCAGCATACGTTCCTTTATAGTTTATAAATGAATCTCTTTGTGAATCGCCAGTACCATCAAGTTTAGTTCTAACAGCATCTTCAACTTTAACCCAACGTACACCATCATATCTAAATAATCTATTAGGCATATAGTCAAGTCTTAATACATATTGTCCTTCTCTAGGACTTGTTGGAAATTGTATAGCAGGAGTAACAGGAAAACCGTTAGGTGCTAATCCGTCACCAGTTAAGTAACCGCCAGTCCAACCAGTTCCTCTTGGTGATACTAAAGTTTCATCTGCTCCTGTTTGAGTAGAACTTGCTTTAGCATTACTATCATCAGCTGATTTACCTTTTGGATTCGCCGCTGATCCATCTTTGTTAGTAGGAACTACATAAAACTTTTCAGTATCATAGCCTGATTTAGGAACATATGATTCTGCTTGTTGTATTATAGCATTATTAACTTCTAATTCTTTTTTATATGTAGAAAGTAAATTTTTTAAACTACTACTATCACTATCTTTTCCAAGTATATCTCTATACTCTTGTCCGTCTACTATTGGAGTAGCTTTAACTCTCCATAAGTGAGGATACCAAGTAGGACTAAATCCTTCTGCTGATCTGGCCGCATCTTGTACAACATAGTATCTAGCTAATGAACCTGTTAATGATTCGTCTAAAGGATGAAAGTCTTTTAAGTGTGGTAGTTCTAAAACGTCACCACTCATTAGTTTTCTTCCTAACGTATCAATCATATCGTTCATATGGAAGTTAATAAAGAGTGTGTCGTTAGCTAAAAATAAGCCAAATTGTGTTAAGTCAAAGTCTATATCTTGGACATTGTAAATACCTCTTAATTGGTATACACTTTGGTCATACTTTCTATCTCTATTTTCTAGAAATAATAAGTCTTGAAT